CAGAACTCCTGCTGCTTGGCGAGCGTGCGGTACGAGCTCGCCGGGCCGGTCGGGTACAGCCAGGTGCCGGTCTTCTTGTAGACGTACCAGCGCATCGCCAGCCATGAGCGGGCCGGGGCACCCTTGGCGAGCCTGCCGCCGGGGATGTCCGAAAGCGCAGACGCCGGCAGGCGCCCGTTGAGATAAGCCATAGAAGGTCTCCTGCGCTACCAGAGCGCGTTCCAGGTGCCTGAGTTGTCTCCCGCGTACAGGCGCCCGGCGGTTGTGTCAAAGATGATCTTGCCCGGCCTGCCGGTAACCGAGGCGCGGGCGGTTGTCTTGTCGATGCGGGTTGCCGACTGCTCGAGGAGCGCGATGCGGCGCTCTAGGTCGGTGATGTAGGCGATGAGGTCCTGCTGCGTGTTGAAGGCCGGCATTATCCCCTCCTGCCGAAGTTGACGGCGGTGCTGATGGACTGCGAGGAGCCGGTCAGCGGCGCGTCGGTGTTGGTCGCGGTATTCGTGATGCCTGGCGATGCCGGTGCGGTCACGACGGCGTTGCCGATCTCGCACTCGACGCTGTGGTCTGTCTCCACACCGCTGTTATCGATCGTTATGCCGATCTTGTTGATGCGCACGGTGGCGTCGATGGCGATGGAGCCGCGCGTTGCGACGAGGCGCACCGGGTCGCCGACGTTGTAGTCCTGTAGCGGCGAGGGCGCGATGGCCGGGTCCGGCGTGAAGCTCACGGTCTGCGTCCAGCCTGCCCTCACAAGCGCGTCTGCGGCGTTCTTGCAGTCGGTGACGCTCTGCAGGTCTGAGCGCTGCTCGACGCTCTCCCAGCGCCCTAGTGCGCCCTCTGCGGTGGTGATGGCCGACGTGACCGTTGACTCGCTTTCGACGTCATTGCCGATGACGCGCACCCGCGTGAGCGGCGGCGTTATTTGCTGAGCGACCGAAAGCACGTTGACGGCGGTGCCTGGCCCGTAGCCAAAAACCCTCGTCGGAACCGTCGCGGTGTAGAGCGGCCCGACGTCAAGCGTGGCGAGCGTGGCGCCCTGTGCCTGCGGGTTGACGCGCAGGTCCGGGCCGCCCGTAATCTTGCTGAGCTCCAAGACGCGGTCAAGAATGACCTCGCGGCTGATGAGCAGCTCCCCTACTTCGGCGGTAGTGGCGGTCACGGTGCCGGCAACAAGGCCGGTGGCGGTGTTCTCGTTGGCCTGCGAGAGCAGCGAGGGAAACGTCGGCCCTACCAGCGACGTCGAGGCGATGATGTTGGCGCTGTTCTGGCTGAAGTATTCGACCTCGGCGCGGCTGATGCGGTAGCGAAGAAGCGCTAGGCCGTCCTCAAAGGTCGCGGTCAGCTGCGCCTCGTTGTCGGCGGTCTGCTCAATGCTCGTCAAGACGCCCGCGAACTCCAGCTGACTGTCGCGGTAGCAGTAGAGGCGAGGCGTAGCGCCTGCCACCTGCGTGATGAGCGTCAGGGCCCGCTCATCGTCTACGTCAAGCTGGACAATGGCCCGGCTTACGTCAGAGCGCTGATACTCCAGCTGCACCTGCTTGGCCGAGCCGTCCAGCACGTCGATCGTCACGCCCGCCTGGCTGGCAAGGACGAATGACCATTTCACGGCTTAGATCCGGTCGACCAGACTTACGATGATGCCCGAGAGCACTCCGGCCGAGGCTGCAATGGCGCCGACGATGCCAAGGGTCTTGGTGCGGCGCCTCTCGCGGTCTTCCTCGACAGCGGCGATCTGCTTGTCGGTGTCCTCTACGTCGTGCAGGCGCTCTGAGAGAGTGTCGAGGTCGCCCTGCAGCTTGCCGAGGGCCTCCCTGACGAGCTTGTGGTCCTCGCGGTTCTGCTCGGCGAGCTTGTGCAGCTCGCGCTGAAGCAGCAGGACCTCGCTGCTGGTCACTCTTCCTCGACCGGCGCCTCTTCGGCGACGGGCTCCTGGTCGACGCGCTTCTCCACGCGGAAGGTGATTGGCTCGCCCTCGTGCAGCGCTTCGATCTTCTCGTGCGCGGCCTGCATCTCTTTGGCGGCGGCGGTAGCGGCCTTCTTGGTCTTGTGCTGGCCGTACTCGTAGCCAGCCTGCTCGTGAACCACTACCCAGAGACTCATCAGCCGACCCTCACAGGTACAGCCACCAAGGACCGGGAAACAGCGCTTCCGGTTCCACCCGTGACCCGGTGATACATCTGGAGGCTGCCAGAGGCCGCTAGTCCCGTCAGGCGAATGGTGCGAGCTGCCGGCGTTAGAACTGCCGGAGTGCTGCTGACCTCTTGGCGGAAGATTGCCGCAAGCGCATCACCGGCACCGGTCGACGGAGCTGAAGTTGCTGCCGTGACGTTTACTTGCGCGCTTAGGTTGGACTGATTGAGATACGCAGCAGAGAATGTGACGTCGTAGTCACCAGCCAGCGGCACAGTGATGGTTGGCGTATTTGCGTCAGCGACATAACTCGTGCTGGTGATGTTTGTTACGTCGGCGGCCTGCAGCGCAGACAGCGTAGAGCCACCGACAAACTCCCACGGGTAAGTCGCGTTGCCGCCGTTGAAAGCGTTGCGGTAACGCAGGTGCCAAATTACGCCTGCTGTTGAGCTGGCGCGGTAGTAGATCTCCTGCCCGTCAGCGGCCGGGGAAGGCAGCGAGGTCTCAAACGTCGCCACGCCTCCCGCCCACGGCCTGCGGTCGTTGATGTGCGCCGTGAGGACGCTCGTAACGCCAGCAGGAACGCGCACGAGGGCGAGCAGCAGGCACGAGGACGGCAGGGCCGGCGTCCCGTTGGCCCCAGGCGCATCGGTAGCGGCGGCAGAGCCGTTAGGCGTGCCGGTGATGACGCGCACGCGAGCGAGGTTGAGGCCGCCCGCGTCGTGCTGATCGTCCTTGACCTCGAGGACGACGAGGTCGTTGCGCGGGTTGGTTGCGTCCGAGGCCGCGATGTCCACGTTGACGTTTGCGGCGGTCTGTGGCACGAAGTATTCGCCCTGCCCGGTGACGCTGTCGCCCTGCACGATCGCGCCGAGCCCCACAGAGGAAGTTACGTCGACGGTCATGTTGGCGCCGGCCGCGCGCTGGATGACCTGATAGGAGCCGCCGGAGACCACGCCCTCACGGGTAGCGGCTCCCCAGAAGCGCCGGTCGTCAATGGCTGAGTAGTTCCCCGCCTGCAGCGTGACAGGCGCCGAGCCGAGCGTCGGCGTAATGGTTGCTGTGGTTGCCATGTGTCTCCTAGGTCCAGGCCGAGCGGTAAATCAGGTCGGCCCGCGCGTTTGCGTTGAAGTTGCTCGCCACCATCTGCAGGCTTCCTGAGCCCACCGGCAGCGCAAAGAAGGTTGAGTTGACCGGGTCCAGCAGGTTAAGGCGGCTCGTCGTGCCGTTGAGCTTCACCGTGCGGGCCGCAGCGTCAATCTCTAGGTAGTCGCCGTCCGCGACCTCCCCGGTGAAGATGAGGCGCACCTCGTCGGTGAGGATGATCTGCGGGCTGGTGCAGTAGCCGTAGATGCGGATAATCGGAGGCGTCGGCACCGAGCCGGAGTTCGTGTAGGTCACGTCGCCGCCGGAGCTCGGGTTGTAGCCGCGCGTGTAGGTGTAGTTGTAGGTCTTGCCCCCTGCCGCAGCAGCCAAGGCGGCTCCGGTGCCCGTGGTGAGGGTCTGCGAAAAGACGCGCGGGTCCGGGCAGGTGAAGGTGGCCTGGTATTTGATCCACGCCGAGCCGTCGGTGAGCGTCAAGGGCTGCAGCTCTGAGAGCCGCACTCCTGCCTGCAGCTGCTGGCCGGCGTTGTCCCGCGTCCATTTGAGCGTGCGCTCAGTCGTGATGGAGTCGTACATCGCCGAGGCGAGCGTGTCGTAGTTGTCAAACGCCTGCTCAATCGTTGAGCCAAGGACCTCGCCTTCGATGGTTATGGAGCGCGTGTCGGTGTAGCGAGTTTTTACAAACCCTCCCGATGCCTGCGAGCGCTGCGTGACGAGGTTGCGGATAGGCGGCGAGCCCTGAAGGCCCTCTGCCCTAGTGACCACGGCGTTGCTGCCGGAGGCCGTTGAGTGCAGCGTGACGTCGCCGGTAGCGGTTGAGAGCGTGATAGAGGAAATCATCGGGTAGCCAGCTGCCAGCCGAGCGCTCGAGCAAGAGCGACCGGGTCATCGGCGGTTGTCTGCGGGTAGACGTTGAGCGTTACACCAGCGCCGTTCATGCGGGCGGTCTTGGTGGCGGAGTAGACCTGGCCGTTCATAAGTAGCTCAGGGCCGGTCTCGCCAACCATCGTCAGGCCGGAGCGGGAAAGGGAACCACCTGAGGCGCGATTGCGCACCGTGATCCCCAAATCCTTGAGCAGCTTCTTGGTAGCGGCTTCCCTTGACCACGCCCAAGTGTTGCTCTTATTCCAGCCAGTTCCAAGCAGGTTCGCAAGGCTGCTGGCGTTGATGGTTTTTGGAAGGCTTGAGGCGTGCTTCTTGACCCATGCACGCGCGTCTTGGCCGGTCATCGTTCTGACGGTCGGCGTTTGGCCGGTTGATCCGCCCCCACCACCTACCGAGCTTGGCAGGCCGTTGATGCTCTGGATGTTGAGCACCGCGTCAACGCTGATAGTCGGAATCGGCGGCACCGCAGGCACCGGGAACTGCTTCATCACGCGGTCAAACTCCGCGTTGATGTCGGTCACATAGGTGCCCGTTGCTCCGACGCTGGCGGCATAGGCAGCAGCCTCGGCATCTGCGCGGTTCTGCAGGTCACCCTGGTACATGCCGGTCAGCCACTTGTTGAGCTCGTCGACCCGCGTGTTGAAGTCCGTGTAGCTGATCTTGCCGGCTTCCAGCTGAGCGGTGAGCAGCCCCATCTGCTCCTCAATGACCTTCTTGTACTCGGCGACGGCCTGCTTGTTGAGCTCCAGCTGCTTGTCGTAGTAGTCCTGCGCGGCACCGACGCGGAGCTCGTAATCGCTCTGAGCGGCGGTGCGCTGGCGCTGAAGCGACTCTGAAAGGTCCGTTATCTCACGGCTGCGCAGCAGGTCGCGGCGCTGTTGATCTAGGTCCTCAAGCTGCTGGCGCAGGTCCTCGGCGCCTCGGATGTTGCCGTTGCGGATAGCGCGCTCGAGCTGCTCGTCTAGCGCCTGCTTGTTGTCGGCGTAGTCCTTGTCCTCGCGCTCTTTCTGGTCGCGCTCCTGCTGCTCGCGCAGCTCGCGGATGCGGCGGGCCTCTTCACTCTGGCCTTCTTCCTCGTCCAGGTTCTTGAGCTGCGACTGCAGCATCTTGTCGGCGAGGTTTTGCGCGGCCTGAAGGCGAGCGTCGGCAATGTTCTGCAGCCCCTGCGCATAGGCGTCGGTGAAGCCCTGCGTGAACTCCTTGAACGACGAGCGGATCTCCAGCAGCGCGTCGCGGCGAGCGAGCTGCTTCTGCAGCTTCGTTACCTCGCGCTGAGCCTCACGAGCGGCGCGCGTCAGCTCTCTGAGGCGCTTGGTCTCGGCCTTGCTGCGGCTGTCGCCAATCGTCGCCTGGTAGCGGTCGACGCGGTACTGCGCGCTTGCCGCCTTGCCTTCTGCGCGCTGCAAGAGAGCTTCGACGGGGATGCCGCCCGTGAGCGGATCCATGCCGCGCAGGTCGTAGATGCTGCCGCGCTGCGGGTTGAGGTTAGGCCGCAGTCGCCGTGAGGCACCCCTGCCACCGACGGCAGAGCCTTTAGCGGTTGCGTTACGGCGACGAGGCGACGAGCCCCTGCCGCCCGAGCGCCCGGTGCCAACCGGATCTCCAAACGGAATGATTGTGTTGAAGAAGTTGGCCCAAGACTCTTTGTCGAAAATGAGGAAAGAGTTGTCGCCGACCTTCCTGCCCTGCGCCGAATACTTGCGCAGCGCCGGTATCTCGTCGCTGATGGCCTTGGAGATAGCCGGCACCAGCGCGTAGGTCATGGCGGCAATAAAGCCTGCTCTGGCGGCAACCCCCATGCGAGCGCCCCACTTGGCGAACTTGCCGTTCTTCTTGTCGCCCATCTTGCCGAGCTTGCCGCTCGGCGCTAGAGCCCCGCCCATGCCCTGCGAGCCAGCCATACCTGCTGCAGCCTCACCGGCAAAGGCAGTCCCGGCTCGAGTGCCAAAGCGCTCAAAGATTTTGCGCAGCGGGCCGCCGAGGCCCTTGGCTGCCTTGAGGAACGTCGACAGGCCACTAACGGCGCTGACAAACCTCATGCCCTTGATAGCCAAGCCGATAGCGGCAAGCGAGGCGGCAACCTTGACCAGGCCGGGATTCTCAGCGGCAAAGTTGACGACGCCGCGAACAAACTGGAAGAGCTGCTGAGCGGCCGGCTTGATGGCCTCGTAGATTTGCCTCAGCTTGGCGGCAAAACGCCCGCCCTCTGTATTGCCGCCCCGGAACATCTCCGAAATGAAGTTGGCGGCTTTTTCAATGTAGGGCAGCAGCGCAACGGCGATCGTCGTGCGCACTTGCATCAGCGCAAGGTTGATGTCGCGCTGAGCGGCCTTCATGGCTAGGGCCTGTTTGACCTGCGCGTCGGTTAGCTGCGGCGCAAGGGCGAGTTGCTCGCGCAGTTTTTCCGACCCGCCTTCAAGGAGCGGCAGAAGGTCGCGGCTGTTGCGTCCGAAGAGCTGCTGGGCCGTAGCGGCCTTGCTGGTGCCGTCGCCGAGCTTGGCAAATCCATCGGAGAGGCCGAGCAGCACCTGGTTGAAGTTGCCGGTCCTGAGCGTCTTCTGCGATACGCCGAGGCGCTCAAAGGCATCAGCGGCAGCGCCGGTCCCGTCCTTAGCTGCCTCAATCTGGCGAGCCAGAGAGGTGAAGCTGCGCCCGAGCTTGTTTGTGTCGATTCCCCTGACCTTCAGGACGGCAGCTAGTGCCGAGGCGTCTTCGGCGGCAAGGCCCGTAGCGCGCTGCAGCTGCCTGGTGGCCTTTGCCAGGTCGACGGTCTGCGAGACGCTCTTCTGCATCTCGTTGGCGGCGATGGTGACCGCGCCAATCCCGGCTGCGGCACCGACAGCGGCCTTGCCAATGTTGCGGAAGCCGCCCTTGCTGGTCTTGTCGGTCTGCTTGTTGAGCTTGTCCAGCTCGCCAATGCTCTTCCTGACCGTCTTTTTCAGAGAGTCCGCATCGCCGGCAATGACCAGCTTGAGAACTGAGCTCGCTCTTGCCACCTAGGACTCCTGACGTTTCAACTGCTTGATGTCGTTTGCTATCTGCTCGAGCTCCCCCGCAGTTAGCTCATCTATCTCCCACGGCCTGATGCCGTAGACCCTCGCCAGCGTCGGCGTCCAGAGCCTCCGAGCGGTCAGGCTTGCGTAGGGTCCTCGTCTTCCTCGGTCTTCTTCTTGGTCGTGCGCTTTGGCTTCTCTTCGTCGACAAACTCAATGTCGCCCATCGTCCAGCCCATGACCGTCTTCTCGTTGAGGACCTTGCCTGAGCGCCCAGCGGCAATCATTACGAAGGCCACTACCACCATCGGGTCGCCCTGGTCGAGGGCGTCAGGAACCTGCGCCGGGTTGAGGCCGCAGACGTTCTTGATCTGCTGCATCTCCTTGAACGTCAGGTCCTCGGGCATCTCAAACTCGCCTGAAGGGCACTTGATCTTCATTCCCTGCTCTCCTTTTCGGTTGCTTACTTGAAGCCGGCTTTCTTGGCCGCGTTGTCGATTGCCTCGACGTAAAGCTCTTCGACCTTGTCGCGGGTCTTCATCAGCGCCGGAGTAAGGAACGCCTTCGGGCCAAAGGTGTTGCGGCCACGGTCGCCGTACTCGTAGACCAGCGGGTACACGAAGTCCTTACCGACGTAGCTGCGGCGAAGGGCCCCGGAGCGGTTAGTCCGTCGCTCGTAACCGCGCTCAGGTGCTCCAGGCGGGCGCCCTTCCGGCGAGAGATACTGCCGGTAGGCCGTTGACTTGATCTCGGCCTTGTCCATCGTGATGGAGCCGCGCTTGATGCCTTGGACCAGCTTGCCCTTCTGGTTGGTCGGGCGCATCCCTTTGCCGACGAGGCCCTTGCGCTTGGCTTCGTCTCTGGCCTTGCCGGCGACAAAGTCCGCGATCTCTCGCATCTGGACCTTGAACTGCTTGTCAGCCTCCGGGCTCAGTTTCTTGATCTGCTGGCGGGTCTTTTTGTAGCCCTCAATCTCAACTGTGAACCCGGAGGCCATGACTCAAGCGGTGCTGTCGGTATTCACCACCGTGACGGTGATCGGCGCGTCGGTGCCGTTGTAGAGCGCCTTGTAGGCAAGCTCCACGTCCACGACCTCCGGGCCGCCGACGTTCGGCGTGTTGCCGTCGAAGCGAACGGCGGGCAGCGTGACGGTGATGCCGCGCTTGTAGGTGCCGCTGATGGCGGTGCCCTCCCACTTGAGCGTGAGAGCCGCCTGCGTGTTGTTGACAAAGCGGTTGTAGGCGGTGAGGTCCTTGAACTCAGCGGTGACCGAGCCCGTGATCTCCGTCATGGAGGCGGCGACCGGAGCGTTGATGGTCTGCGAGCCGAGGATGTAGCGCTCGGCGTCTAGGCCGAGGTCGACCTCAACCGAGGCTTCCTTGCACTCGTAGCTCGAGCCGGCAACTGAGATGGTCGCGCCCGCAAACGAGAGCAGCTCCTGGCTGGACGGGTAGGACGCCGACGTGATGGAGCCGGTCGTCTCGTCCTTGCCGATGAAGTTGAACTCGCCGGTCAGCAGCTCGTTGACCGAGTTGGTGAGGCTGAACGAGCTGATCTTGCAGCCGTTGTAGGTGAAGGCGCGCACGGTGCCGTCGTTGCCCGGACGGCCGACCTCAAGGGTGAGGCCCTTGGCGTAAGGGTCGGCAAGGGTGCAGGTGTGCGTGTAGACGCTGCCGGAGGTGTTGGCGGTCTGCACGTCGCCGAGAGCGTGCTCAAAGAGCAGCGCGCTGTTCTCAGCGGTCATGTCCATGCTGACCGAGCCTTCGACGGCCTTCTGGCCGACGGCGTAGCGGTCAGAGCGCATAACGCGGTTGCCCGCGCGCAGGCCCTCAGACTCAATGCGCTCAATGCTGAGCGCGAGGGACTCGTCGGTGAACTCGTAGAAGCGAGTCGGCGTGACGGCGGTGCCCCAAGTGGACTCGACGCCGATGCCGAGCTGTGCGGCAAGGCCGGAACGGATAGCCATGTGTTACTCCTCGTCCTTATCGGACTTTGTCGTTTTCTTGGATGTCTTGGCAGGCTTCCAGTCGCCGCGAGCAATCAGCTCGTCGGCAAGGTCGTCGGGAAGCTCAACGGTCCCGTCGCGCTCGCACTCGTATGAGAAGCCGGAGGGCAGCGGGATGATTACGCCCTCGTGCGGGCCTAGGTACTTGACGGTCTTCAAGGGTTGCTCCTTAGATGCGCTCGGTTGCTTGGATGCCGAGCGTTAGTACGGACTGGCGCGCCTGGTCTGAGGCGTATTCCTCAAGCTGGAACGGTGACTGCACTTCGGCGACGCGGACGGTGCCGCTCATGGTGACATTCGTGCGCAGCTCGTCTTCGATCTCGGCGGCGATGGCAAAGCAGCGTTCGGTGCATTCCTTAGCCTGGTTGCCTTCCCTGAGCACCGAGACAAAGACGTCGAGGGTGTAGGTCTCGTCCTTGCGCAGGGCGCCAAGGGCGGCAAACTCTTGCGAGCCGCTGATGTCGCCGAGGGTGATGCTTTCCCTAGGGCCCTGCGTCGGTGCGCCGTAGCTGACGGTGACCCCTGAGAGCCCTGTGCGGGCCGCGAGAGCCGTTTGCAGCGCCGCCTTGAAGGCGGGCGCGGTTGAGTAGTAGGTGAGCGGCATTAGGCCATGCCGACGCGCCGGAAGGGCCCGAGCATCCGAAGCGTGGCTGCTGGCAGCGCGTAGTTGATTGGCCGCTCAGGCGTCATCTGGCGCGGCTCGTTGACGAAGTCTCCGATGTCAAGCGCCGGCACGTCCTTGCGGATAGCCGAGGCCACGGCGATGACCGTTGCCTGCTTGACGTCGGCTGGCACCGAAGCCATCCCCCAGGCGCCCGCGATTGAGACCTGCGAGTAGCCGAAGTATTTGGCGGTGTCTGAGTCGTGAAGGGTTGTCAGGTCAGCCGAGAAGCGCACGCGGTAGTAGGTGCCAAAGCGCGTCGGCATCGGCAGGAGCTGATAGTCGACGTTGGCGGTGAGGGTCTCGGGCTGGGCCTCTTCCGGGTGCAGCAGGATGGCGCTCGCGGTGCGGATCTCGTAGGGCGCCAGGCTGAGGATGCGCTCACCGACCGGCAGCGTGAAGATGCGCGTGGCCGAAGCGGTGGCGACGAACTCGCGCTCGCAGTAGCGGGCGATGGCGTCGCTGATAGGCGTGATGGTGCTCGTGATAAGCGTGTCGCGGCCGGTGTCGGCGGCAGGCAGCTCGAGGAACGCCCTCACGTCTGAGAGCGAGCACAGGTCCTGAGCGGCCATCTATCGCCTTGCGCCCAGCGTCGGGATGCGCTTGGCGGCCTGCT